CCAGGCACTGCTTGCATTCTAATCGACGGGCCGATGGTCAGCTTTCCCGCAGTCATTGTCGAGGTTGACGATAAGAAAGACACCGCGCTCGTATCAGTGATGATCTTCGGCCGCCTGACTGATGCCGTCGTGCCGCTCGCCTACCTCGCGCCCCCCGTTTGAGGAGCCATCACATGGCCAGCAAGCCACCAAGCTCCATGTCTCCATCCTCCATGCACTACACAGGCGCTCGCGGCGGCTACACCAAGCGCGGCTCCGCCGCCACCCCGCCAGCCGCCATGACAACCCCGAAATACACCGGGCTGAAAACACCAACTCCGCGCCGGCAGCCGTCCGTTCCCGATAATCCACAGGTCCAGCCCCCGCACAGCTACAGCGGCGGCGACCGTGACTGATGGCCAAGGCTGAACGCAAGCCAGTGACGCTTCGGGTTCCTCGCGCTCTCGCCAGCCGCGTCAAAGCCGCCGCAGCCGCCGATGGCATCTCCATCAATGCTTGGCTAGTTCGTTGTTTCCAACTCGCCGTCAGCACGGCGCGTCATGGCGAATCGCGTGACTGAACCACATCATCTTTTGATGCTTTGGCTTGATGGCATCCCCGAGCCTTTGCATCTTTCGTTCCTTTCGTTGGATGCCGCACGAGCAGTGAGGGACAGCATCGGGAATGCTGTCAGCGAACACTGTCCACCTATCGCTCCTTGGCAGGATGACTTCGGCCGAGAGGTATCGTTCACACTAGGTAGCCTTCGGGCGATGGCTATCATACCACGAAAGGAATAGATCATGGCCGCACCTACCGAAACCAGCATCATCAAGGCGCAGTCCACCAAGCGCCCGACACCCCCGCATCCGAACAACTCCGGCGGCGACGCACTGCGCGCCGGCATCGAATGCCTCAAGGAACACAGGGCCGAGAAAGAGACCAAGCCAGTCAGGCCAATGGGTGCCTGACCGGTGTCGGAGATGGATTACAACCGGCTGAATCGCGAGCGGTCAGACTTGAACGACTATCTGGCTAGGGAGCGTGCATTGCAGTTTGCGCAAGCCGACTGCCACGCCGGCCATATTGCGCTGGAACAGGTGATAGCGCAGGCAAGCCAGTATGAAGCGTTTCTGACTAAGCGCCCCGTGGATGTCGCTGCCTAGCCTCAATCGCTTAACCGACAGCACCTATACGATGACGGAAACAAGGAGTTTATACAAATGGCCGGCGTGTACACGAACGGACTTCCCCTCGTCTCCCCCGGCATTCCCGGAGCAGGCACCTATAACACCGTCACCGGCTACGAACTCGGCGCGTTCGATACCGCTCGACCGCAAGGCGCGGTTCCGCAGTCCGTCGCCATCTCCGTGTTCCAGATCGCCGCACTCGCAGGCTCAATCGCCCTCAACACCGTGACCGAGGCTGCCAACGCCGCGACTGTCCTCACCCTCGCCGGCCGTATCGTTACCTCGGCGTTGACCACCGCTGCCGGCGCCACCTACGTCATCACCGTGACCGCAACGGGCCTCGCTACTGCGCTGTCGAATATTCAGGTCGCACTCAGCAGCGGCACCAACACTGTGCCAGGCGCCGTCGTGCAGTCCGTCGTGCCCGCCGCCGGCTCGTTCGTCATCACGCTGCGCAATACCGGCACAGCCGCGCTTAACGGCACGCTCATCATTGCGTACCAGATCGCACCGAACTGAGCGAGTGCTGCGTGGCTAAAGCGCCAGTCAGGTTCTCGCAGGCGCTTGCTGATCGCATCTGCGCCGACCTTGCGAGTGGCATGACGCTGCGCGAAGTCTGTCGGCAAGAAGCGATGCCTGATCCATCCGCCGTCATTCAGTGGAAGAATGATGATCGCTGCGGGTTCGCTCAACAATACGCGCGTGCGAGAGAAGCCGGCTATGAAATCATGGCCGATGATCTGGTTGAGATCGCTGACGATGGCACCAACGACTATATGCAGCGCGAGACCGAGCGCGGCGTCGAAGTCCTCGTTGACCATGACCACGTAACACGCTCTCGCCTGCGTCTCGATACTCGCAAGTGGCTGCTGTCCAAGGCGTTGCCGAAGATATACGGCGACAAGGTGCAGCACACTGGCGCAAACGATGCGCCGCTGTTTCCTTCGATTCGAGTGCTGTTTGGGGATGGTAAAGAGCCTCAGGATGGCTAGAATGTCGGAATGCGCAACATTCCTCCATTCTATGCCTATACGCACGCGAGGCCTGATGGGTCAGTGTTCTACGTTGGAAAGGGTATGGAACGAAGAGCGTGGGATTTTTCTCCGTCTCGGCGTTCGCTCCATCATCAGAACATCGTTCGTAAGCATGGACGCGAACGCATCGTAGTTACGCTGTTTCCAGCATCCACTGAAGCAGAGGCGTTTGCTATTGAGCAGCGTGAGATTGAGAAGGCTAGAGAGGCCGGGGTGCGCCTTATCAATCTGACGACGGGTGGCGAGGGTTGCTCAGGACGATTGCCGACAGAGGCGCAACTTGCAGCGCTTAGAAGAGGACGCGGGGCTGACAGACCGTTGTCAGATGAGGCAAGACGGAACATCGCTGATGGACTGGCGCGTGGACGACTCAAGATACCTTATGAGACCAGATTGCGGGCTATCCGCCTCGCGCGCGCTGCGCCAAGAGCCTTCATTGAAAAGCGTTGTGCCAAATGTGGCGAGGCATTCATAACAACATCCGGCAAGGCAAAGTGTTGCAGTAAGCTATGTCAGCAGCAACTACGACGGTGGAAGGAAGAGGAGGAACGCCGGTTGATGCATGGTTTCCTCCCAAACTTGCTCCCCTTTTCCAACAAAGCCGATATAAGATCGTCTACGGTGGGCGGGGCGGAGGTAAGTCCTGGGCCATCGCTCGGGCCTTGCTGATTATCGGCTATAAGGAGCCTATTCGCGTCCTTTGTGCGCGTGAGTTTCAGAGTTCCATAAGCGACAGCGTTCATAAGCTGCTTTCCGACCAGATCACCGAACTGGGCTTAGCCGACTTTTACACCATAGAGAAGTTCACCATTATCGGTGCCAATGGCACAGAGTTCCGGTTCGCAGGCATCAAGACAAATGTCGGCGCCATTAAGAGTTTCGAGGGGATTACGTACGCTTGGGTGGAAGAGGCGGCGAATGTATCCAAATCATCATGGATGACGCTGATCCCCACCATTCGTAAGGATGGTTCCGAAATCTGGATCAGCTTTAATCCCGAGCTTGAGTCGGATGAGACCTATCAGCGGTTTGTTGTTTCCCCGCCGCCCGATGCGCTGGTGATCAAGATCGGCTGGCAGGACAATCCGTGGTTCCCGGAGACGCTACGGCTTGAAAAAGACGACCTGTTTACGCGTAGCATCGATGATTACCTGCACATCTACGGCGGCGAGTGCAAGCATGCTCTAGACGGCGCAGTGTTCGCCAAGGAACTGCGTGACGCTTCCACCAACGGTCGTATATGCAGCGTGCCATACATCCAATCCAAGCCAGTCGAGACATTTTTCGACCTCGGCCGGCGTGATATGACCTCTATTTGGTTCGCGCAGACTATCGGCCATGAGTTTCATATCATCGATTTCTATGAACGGTGCGGCGAACACATCTCGCACTTCATCAAATATCTGCAAGAGAAGCCATACGCTTATGCGACGCACTGGTTGCCGCATGATGCTGAGCACGAATTGCTTGCGAGCAAGCGGACGACCAAGCAACAGATGCAGGCGGTGTTCAGCAGCGTTCGGACCATCCCTCTGACCAAGAAGGCTACACAGATCGAGGCCGGCCGTTCAGTGTTTGGGCAGTGCTGGTTCGATCAGGCTAAGACGGCGGACGGCATTCAGCACCTGCGGCACTACCAGTTTGACATTGATCCTGATACGCACCAGCGTAGCAAGGAGCCATTGCACGATGAGCACAGCCATGCGGCCGATGCTTTCATGACGCTTGCTATGAGCATGCGGGAGCCGAACGTGAAGCCGGCTGCGTTCAAGCCTGTTGCGCCGCGGGTTCACGGCCGCCAGGTCGCCGGCGCAGGTTGGATGAGGTAATGGATACTCTCGACCTCTCCATTGAAGCGGCGCGGGCCGAATGCCAGCGTACCTATGTCGGTCCTGGCGCCTGCCATTTGCCGGAGTATCTGGCGGCGCGGCGAGCATACCATGCGCTGCTGGTGGAAGCCGGAAGGCTCGATCCACGCCTTGCTGATTATCTTCCAATACCCCGTAACGGTCATGCGCCCGCATGAGCGACGTTCTAGATGACGACATGATATCTCGCGTTGAATTGGCAATGTGCGATGCGTTTGGCTGGCCGATGCGCAATGCCTACATGCTGCGTCATCAGGCGATTGCTGTTATTGCCGTAATGCGCGAACCAAATAAAGCAATGGTTCAGGCTGGATGGCCGCATACCGCAGACCCTTGTTGGGAAAGCAATGTCGCAGATGCATGGCGTGCGATGATCGATGCTGCGCTTATTGACAAGGTGTCATGAGCGACGTTCTCGACCTCTCTGACACCTCAGACGACGCCGACTACGGCGGCCTTGGCCTCGATCCAATCGTGCGCGAGGCTCATCGCCGCTTTAAGCGTTGCGAGGACTGGGAGGCAACAGCCCGTGCTCGATGGCTCCAAGACTATAAATTCGCCAACGGCGATTCGGAAAACCATTACCAATGGCCCGACAAACTCTACCAGGACCGCGAGAACGACGACCGCCCTGCGCTGACAATCTCCAAGGTCCGTCAGCACAACCTGCAAATCATCAACGATGCCAAACAAAAGAAAAGCGGCATCAAGTATCGCCCGATCGGTGACGGCGCCACGGTCAAGGCCGCCGAAGTCTATGAAGGCGTTGTGCGCCACATCCAAGACGTGTCCAACGCCTCAATGCATCGTGGCATGGCGATTGAGTTCCAAGTTCAGGCGGGTCTTGGATTCACGCGCATCGTCACCGACTACGAGCACGATCGCACGTTCGACCAGGAAATCTACATCCGCGGCATCAGCGATCCGTCCACCTGCTACCTCGACCCGGACGCCACCGAACTGGACGGGTCAGACGCCCGCTACGGCTTCGTGTTCGCTGATCGCCCGCGCGACGAGGTGCTGAAGGAACATCCCGAACTTCGCAACCACGTTTCCTACAGCAACGCAGTTGACGGTGCGCCTGGTGGCAGCTGGATACGCGAAAAGACCGTGCGCGAGTGCGAATATTACAAGGTCGAAGAAACCGAGGACGAGTTGATCGGCAACGCCGATGGCACGGTCATCCTGCGCAGCCAGATCAACGCCAAGCTGTATCGCGAATGGAAGGCCGAAGCCGAAGCGTGCGGCGAGGAACTGAAAACGCGGCCTGTCGTCACCAAGAAACTGAAGTGGTATAAGATCATCGGCCGGCAGGTCGTGGACGAGAAGGACCCGCCTGGGCGCACGGTGCCGATTATACCGTGGCTTGGCGAGGTGACGGTGATCGACAACGTGCTTGATCGAAAGGGCCACACGCGGGCGCTGAAAGACGCGCAACGCATGTTGAACTACAACCGATCGGCAAGTGTCGAGTTTGGTGCGCTGCAAAGTAAGATGCCGTGGATTGCGGATGCGCAGTCGATTGAGGGTTACGAGACATACTGGGAGAACGCCAACAAGGAGAACTATGCCGTTCTCCCTTACAAGAGCACCAATGACGACGGTCAGCCAATCGAGAAGCCGGCGCGCATAGAGCCGCCGGCATCAGCGCCGGCTTTCGTGGAAGGCGCGACCGCGGCCGAGCGCGACATGATGGTGGCGTCCGGTCAATACGAAGCCGAACTCGGGGCGCCCGGCAACGAAACCTCGGGCCGCGCCATTAACGAGCGCCAGCGTCAGGGCGACCGTGCGACTTACCACTTCATTGACATGCAAGCTATTTCCATTAGACGCGAAGGTGCGATCCTCCTGGAACTGATCTCCGAAGTTTATGACACTCGCCGCGTCAAGCGGATACTGGGCGAGGACGGCACTGAGGATCATGTGACCGTCGATCCAAAGTGCGATACGGCCTGCGTTGTCAACGACAAAGAGACGCTGTGGAATCCGCGCATAGGCCAATATGCCGTCGTGTCGGATGTTGGCCCTGACTACGCGACGCAGCGGCAGGAGGCGTTTCAGGCGATCGTGCAGATACTGACGCAGGCGCCGGACCTGATCCAGAAGATCGGTGACTTGCTGTTCCGCGTTGCAGACTTCCCGTTGGCGGATGAGATGGCGGAGCGGCTGAAGCCGGGACTGGCGCCTGAGGCGCAGCAGGCGATCGACCAGCTTCAGAAGCAGTTGCAGGCGGTGCAGGCGGCGGGGATGAACTCGCAGAAGCTGTTGGGCGAGGCGATGCAGGCGTTGAGTGAGGAGCGACTCAAGGTCAAGAGCCGCGACAGCGACGATGCGGTGAAGGCGTTCAAGGCCGACACTGAAAGGCTGGGCGTCATCAAGGACATGATCCCGATGGACCGGGCGGCGATGCAGTCGTTGATCCATGAGACGGTGCGCCAGGCGTTGCAGGACAATCTGGGGCCGGTGATTGGCACGCTGGCGGCGCAGTTCCGGTCGGACGTGGCGGCCGGTGCGCCTGCTGGCGGGCAGGGGTATCTTCCGATCCGGACGCCTGATGTGGGGCAGCAGGCGGCGCAACCAGGAGGCGCATGATGGCAAAGGTCAAGGACCGCGACGATAAGCGGGGTAAGAACGTGCTGCTTGCTGCGGCCTCGCCGTCGCTGCCGCGTGATGAAAAGACGGAGGCGAAGCATAGCCGAACCGCAAAGGAACGGCTTGCGAAGGCGAAAAGCGACAAGCGATGAGCGAAACGCTCGCACCTGACGATCCGGCACAGTTGCTGATCCGCGCCAATCAGGAGGTTCAGGACCGCGCGTTTGCGGCGCTGATGGAGCAGCAGGTGACGATAGCGCGACAGGCTACGGAGATTGCTGCTCTGAAGGCGCGGTGCGAGGAATTGGAAGCAGAACTGGATGGATGGAAGTTCCCATGACGGAGGAAGTTGACGCCAGGTTGCTTGCGCTGATGGAGCGCATTGATCGCATGCTGACGATGTTCGATGCGCAGCTTCAGGAGGCGATCAAGCGTGAGGACGTGCGGCTGACGGCGATCGAGGCGCGGCTTACTGTGCTGGAACTGCGTGCGCAGCCTTTCAGCGCGAACCGTGACGGCCAACGCTCTGACTACACCGACCGCGATCCTGCCAAGGCGATGGCGCTCCTGAACCGCGATGGCTGACGACGGCAATACGCTTGCGTCTTCTGATACGGCGCCGGACACCGTTCTGTCCGCGCCATCGCCGCCACCCACGCCGAAGGAGGCTGTCGGTGGACCATACTCAAGCTACGGTGATCCGCGTGCGCCCGGTTGGTTCAACGACAACATCACACAGGTTGAATCGCCAAGTGGCGCCAAATTCTCGGTCAACAAGCAGGCTGCGCCAGCATTCCAAGGTTTCCTCACTGACCTTCACGCGCTTGGCTACACCGTCGATCCGAAGACCAGTGGCGGCTACAACCTACGCAACATCACGGGCGGCACGACACTCAGTCCGCACGCCTACGGCGTCGCCATCGACATCAATCCGTCCGATAATCCATACTCGCGTGATAGCAAGGGTGGCACACTGAAGACCGATCTGCCGCCGAACGTCGGGCAGTTGGCGGCGAAGTGGGGCCTTGACTGGGGCGGCAATTGGACTAGTCTGAAGGACCCGATGCACTTTGAGTATCGCGGTGGTGTGGCGCCGGATCAGACACCGACGATGATGGCGGCGCGTCAGACACCGACATCGAATGCAGGTATGGGTGGCAGTGCCCCAACTCCTGCCGCTCCTGTAGCGACTGCCGCGGTCTCTCCTTCCGCTGCGGCAGTCGCACCCAACGCGATGTCCTCGCTGGCACCCTACTCTGGTGCGAACCTGGCGGCGATGTCGCCTTACCAACGAATGGTGGCGATGCAGCAGTTGCGGAGTTTGTTCACGCCTCCTGCGGCGCGGCAGCAGGTTGCGCAGGCTGCGGGTCCGCAGACGGGCGGGGTTGACGCTTCGATACCGCTGATGGCGGGGCGCGTGTGAGTTACGTTCTGCTAGATCGGGTGACGCGAGCTATCGCGGACCTCTCTCCGGAAGGATGTGAGGTTACAGTCGATGGTGGTTCAATTTCGGCGTGCGTTGGACAGTGCAGATGCCGTGAGTTGGCCCGCGCTGCTATTGCTGCGATAGCAAAGGCGACCACGGAGCAGCGAGGCGTTGCCTAGTGAGCGGTAGCAACGACAATCCGCTATGGTCTGGCCTCGCGCCGAACCCGCTGACGGCGTTCAACCCGCCTGGTGTTCGACCGCCTGCGAACGATCTTGCCTCGCTGGCGGGGCAGCCAACAGTCACGCCGGCCGATGCGTATGACTACAACAAGCCGATTGTGCAACAATATCTGGCTGATACGGCGCAGCGGTTGCAGGACCCGCGGTTCTATGTGGATGCGGCGGGGCAGTGGGCTAACGCGATGCTGATGGGCACGATTGCGCCAGGGATGCGTGGCGTTCCTATTCGTTTAGCAAAGACCGAGAAAGTCTCTGGCCAGACTGATGCTGGTGGTATGTATGATGTCCATGTAAATCCTGGAATAGGCCAGTTTCGCCGGTTATTTGACGAAAGTAACGGTTCTGTGCGTGTTTCGCGGGGTGATCACGATGTTGCTGTAGCCGACGCATCAAAAGCCACTCATTCAGATATTGAGATGGCGTTGATGGAAAGTGACCATCCGATGTTAGCAGATATGGACCCAGAGGGGGCGGAGCGTTTGGGGTTGATTCTACGAGGAAATAAAGGTGACGCATCTAATCAGGATGTACGGTTCGGAGATTGGAATGTCAGTCTGCGCGAGGCTAACGATGGTCCGCGAGTGCCTTTATCTGAGTGGCCAGAAGGGCTACGTCGAGCGGTCGGCGTGAAGTCAATCGCTGGCCTGATGGCAGGCGGCGGCGCAGCAGCAGCAACCCAGGTGCCGGAGCAGTGAAGACCATACGGATAAACGGCGGGTCAGCGGTATTTCAGCGAATGTCGCGTGGATGGTGCATGGAAATATATCGACGGAATAGCAAGACAATGGTCCGTCTCGGCAATAGTCTGTGGTTGGCCTCGTGGTCGAATGAAGGCAAGTTTTATGGTTGCCTTTCTGATCTTAGGCGACAGGCGCATGAGATAATGAAAGCAGTGACATGCCCCTGAACGATTGTCCTGATTGTCATGGGCGCGGCCAAATCGGGCGTCGGTTTGTGCCGTTTGTTATTCATAAAGAGCCGCCGGCTGACATCCAGGAATTACCGAAAACAGAACCCGTCTTTTGTCCAAGGTGCAACGGAACTGGACGTCTGACAAAATGCCCCTGAACGCACACGTCATGGTCCTGACGACCGCGCGCAGCATCGCCAACGAGCTATTCGAGGTCTACGCGCGCGACAACGCCAGCTACCGCGCCATGCGCCTGAACAACGCTATCAGCGAAGCCAAAGCGAGGCGTATCTTCGTCAACCGCGTAGCGCCGAAGCTATACGAAGACGCCCGCGCCGCGTTAACCGATGTGCTCGCGCAACCCGACGATCAGGTGCCGATCAGCGTGAAAAACGAAATCGCCGAGGCGCTGATCCTGGACAATGATCTGCGCGGCAATCGGATGGTGGCGAAGGAACGCGCTCGCATACCGAAGGGTCTGCATTGAGGCTGGCCTCTGTCGGGTTGGGGTATGAGACTTGGCTCTATGAGATCGAGGATAAGATAACGGCGCCTGATGGAGTGCGGGTTGGCGAGACTGTCAGCTTCGATAAAGCCTTACCGTTCGAGGTTAATACGATGGGCATCACCATGATTGACAGCGGCGACTTGGGCGATGTGGCTGGCATGCTGCGCCGTCTGGCAGATAGGCGCGAGGCGGAATTGGGAATTGATTGGGAAGGTATCGACGGGCCGGAGACCTTCGTTGGCAAGCGGCATATCGCCAATCTGCGTGAGGACGCCGACTACCACGAGCGCCAGAGCACCAAGCGCAAGGACTGATTGTGCCTATGGGATTGGTTGAGTGGTTTCGTCCCGCGCGTTGCTTGCTGACGGTTCGCATGGTGAACCTGGAGGCACTGCGCCTCGCCGGTTGTCTGCCGCAAGACGAAAGCGATGGCGTGTTCGGCTACTCGTGCGAGTTTCCGGTATCGGATGTGATGTTGGCAAAGCCTCTTGACGACTTCGATGCTGATCACCTGGAGCCAGCATTATTCGCAGCGTGGGAGGATCGGCAACCGCCAGACACTGATCGGCCTCTTTCTCTACCACGGAACTGCGACGCTGATATTAACGAACATGGCGATTTGATCAGCAGGACGATACGGATGTATCGCACCGGAACAGACCAGGACGTGCTTCGGATCGACATTCGACGTGGAGGCTGGACTTGATCGACGACGAGGACCTCAACGCGGCGGCTGGCGAGGCCACAGAAGGCGCTCCGCAGCCTGAGGGCAGCACCGATGCCCCGACGCAACCGGAAGCCACAGGCGACGCAGCAGCCGAAGCATCGCAAGCCGAGGCGTCGAAAGAAGGCGAGGTCATCCCGCCGAAGCCGTCCAAGGGCGACCGGCGCTTTGCCCACCTCCAGGCCCGCGCATCCGAAGCCCAGCGCCGCGCCGATGCCGCCGAGCAGGAACTTGCCGCCGCCCGTGAGCTAATCCGCCAATACCAAGGCGGTACCAACGGTCAAGGCCAGCAGGGCAACGGCACGCAGCAGCCGGCGCCGACCAGCGATGATCAAATCCTCGCCCGCGCGCAGCAGATCGTGGCCGAGGAGCGGGTGCGCGAGAAGCGCCAGCTTGTCATCGATGCGGGCGTGAAGGCGCACGGTGTCGAGGCATGGAACGCTGCGACTAGCATGGTTCATACGATGGGCGCGCTGGCCAAGCCTGAGTTCATGGAATCCCTGGTCGAGTTGCCGCCGGAGACCGCGCAGCAGATCGTGGCGCATCTGGCGGACGATCCGGACCAACTGAAGGCATTGCTGGAAAAGCGCCCGGCAGCGATGGCAACGGCAATCGGGCGCCTGGCGGAGCAAATCGTGACAGACAAGCCGAAGGAAATCAGCCGTGTTGCTGCGCCGGTTCGGCCGGTGGGCGCTGGGCGTGCGGTGCCTGAGAAGGACCCGGCGAAGATGACGGCGGCGGAGTATATCAAGTTTCGCAATCAGACCGCGCCGCGGCATTTGGGCGGGCAGGGGAAGGCGGTTTGATGCGCGCATTGCTCATTGTCGGTTTGGTAGCCGCGGCGGTGCAGGGCGCGATGGCGCAGCCAACGCCGAAGCTGGACGAGGCGTGCAGGCAGTTCGCCGCGGCGACCGAGCGTATCCAGGCGCCATCGGTGCCGATCGGGCCGCGCGGGGTGTGGCTGCGACATGCTGATGTGGCGAAGGGGTGCGCGGCCAAGCCGCAAACGGGCGATCCGGCAAAGGTGCAGGACGCAGCGAACGAGAGTGCGGTCGCCGCAGCGCCGTATGCGGAGGCGCGGCCATGAGCAACACAGGATGGACAACCGGCGGCGAAACACAGCAAGAAATCCTGGAACGCAGGCGCAAGGAAGCGGAAGAACTCAAGCGCGACATCGAGGACATCGACGAACAGATCAACTGGGGTTACGCCCAAATGCGGATTGTTGAGGCGTGGCTCGAAGAAGTCATAGAGCGCAACGAGGCCGCGTTATCGGAAAAAGATCAGAAGCGGATAGACA